TTCTGGAGTTAGTACCTTTGGTAATAACGTTGATATTGCATCAAATTTAAGCGTTGATGGTACTTCAACTTTTGCTGGGCTAAATACCACTAAAAATGTTACTATAGGTATAGGTAATACTGATTTTGTTGTAACTGGAACCGCAAGAATTACAGAAACTCTTGAAATTGGTGCAAGTACAATAACACTGAACGGAAATACTAATACTATTAGTGCAGAAACTGCTCAATTTACAAGATTGTCCGTAACTGGGGAAAATGTCACGGTTGCTTCTTATAACAGAGTTATATCAAACACGGTTTCATCCGGATCAACACAATTTCCATTAGATAGTACTTCATCATTACTAGTTGGAGATTTAGTAAATATTTCTGGAATATTAACACATGTTCCGATTGTTGGATTTGGAACTACTACAGTTTCCAATTATTATCAAACTGTTTCAACAACTTCTATTTCAACTACGGTAAGTGTTGGATCTACAGTCATTGGAGTTTCAACCGATGTAGGAATATCAACTTCAAACTACATTTCTATTGCAGGTATAATTACAAATGTCCCTATTGTAGGATTTACTACCGTATCCTTAGGAAATATCTATAATTTAGTAAGTACAAGTGGAATTGGTAATACAGTTTCTGTTGGATCAACTGTTTTATTAGTTAATGCAACTACTAATGTCATTGTTGGTGATTATGTTAGCGTTGCAAATACTTCATCAACAACTTTAATAAACAGAACTCCAATTGTTGGATTCGGAACAACTTCAGGTACACCATATTACTTAACAGTAAATACAACGTCTATATCTACTACAATAAGCATTGGATCAACAGTTATTTCTATCGGGAATACATCTGGCATTACAACAAACACATTTATTTCAGTATCAGGAATAATTACAAATGTTCCAGTAGTTGACGTAAGATTAACTGGAGTTACAAGTTCATATCAAAATTCGGGTTCTACCACAGTAGCTTCTACAGTTGCTGTGGGATCTACTGTCATTTCAGTTGCATCAACTACAGGAATAAGTGTAGGAAATGTTATTGATATTACGGGTGCATTTAATAAAGTTCCAATTACTGGAATTGGACTTACAACAATTACAATTGGAGTTGGAAACACTTATAATGGAACTGTTTCTGCTGGCACAACGGTAACTTTCTTCTTAGTTAGTAGTACAAATAATTATGCGGCTATAATTGGAACTGCAAATACATCAAATCAACCCATATCTGCAGGTACAACAGCAACAATTGATCAATATATAACTCCATCTTTACCAACGGTTATTATAGGTACTTCTAGTACAGTTGCAAGTCAATTAGGAATAGGATTCACAGTAACTTATGAAAGATTGACAACACCTTCTGGAACAGCTGTATTAATTGGTGCTGCAAATACTTATAGTGGATCTATAGCTGCTGGAACAGCTGTATCATATACTGCTCTTTATAATAGTAGACCTACTTTTATAATTGGTGCAGGCAATACATCTAGTTCTATAATTTCTGCTGGGACTTCTGTAACTATTATTAGACAAGAAGAAGTTCAGAGTGATTTAAATATCAATAACTTAAAATCTGTTGGAATTACAACTTTAGAACAACTTGTCCTTTCAGGATTAACATTCCCAACAGCAGATGGAGTAAAAGGTCAAGTTCTTGCTACAGATGGTGCTGGTAATATTGGGTTCACAACTGGTGGAGGTGGTGGAGGTTCTAACGTAATTCTTAGAGTTTCCTCAAAGACTGGTAATGACGGTAATGATGGAAAGATTCTTCCTCTTGCTACGATTAAAAAGGCAACACAATTAGCTTCCAAAGTTGGAGAACCAACAACAATTCTAGTTGAAACTGGTGAATATGTAGAAAATAACCCGATCATTGTGTATGATGAAGTTTCTATTATTGGTGATTCACTCAGAAATATTGTCGTAAGACCTTTAAATGCTGGTAAGGATTTAATCAAGGTAAGAAATGGTTGTTACATAACGGGAATGACCTTTAATGATTATATCAATCCAACAACTGGTGTTCCTCAACACACATATAATTACTCCATTGCATTTGATGATCCTTATGATTCTCTTGTAGATAGAACTGGATATGCTGCAACTACAATTTATACAATTACGAATGCAGTTTATACTCCATCAACTGGAATTACAACTATTACAACACTGGAAGAACATGAATTATATAAAACAAATAGTGTAAGACTTGCTGGTATTGCATGGACTTGTGGCTATGATGAAACAGGCATTAGTACATTTGTTTATAACAATACCACTGGTATTTCTACAATTACTTTATATTCAACTCCTGGTAATTTAATCATTGGCAATGAGCTCTTCCTGTATAATCTGCCATTTAGTTGTGCAGCTCAACACGCTGGAGTAACTACAACTATTTTCCCATATGTTGGTCTAGGTACTTATGGTGCGGTATATCCAATCATTGGAATTAATACCGCATCTAAGACGATCACAATTCAAGGTGGAATTTCTACTATTCCACATACTTATGTTGGTTATAGTACAGTTGCAATTTCTACTGCTACTTATAACAATGTTGTTGGTATCATAACAGTAACAACTTCTACTCCTCATGGATTACTTGCAAATGATAACATTACTCTTTCTGGATTAGCATTTACTTGTAATTCTGGTGCAGGAAGTTCTACGTTCCCATCTGGAAATGGTTCGTATGGATATACATTTAAGGTAAGTAGTGCAACTACAAGTACATTTACTGCTCAAGTTGGTGTTTCTACCATTGTTCACTACTACAATAGTGGTGGATTTGTTAAGAAAGTTCCTACTATTCAAAAGGTACTAAGATATCCAGAATTGAATCCAGATGGAAGAATTGATTTTGGTGTAATCGCTGTAGGATCTACCAATCAATTTACTGCAAGATGTAGTACCGCTTCCACTTTCCCACATTATTATACTCAGGGCGGTACAGCAAGACTTTCTAAACCAATTATCAACAAGTCCCCATATGTACAAAACTGTTCCATTCTATCTTTCTTAGGCGGTAATGGCATTCTCGTTGATGGTGATAAGATCGCTAATCAAAACAAAGCAATTATACCAGAACTTGGTGAAAGACCTGCAGTAGGAGATCAACCAGAATTTGGTAAGTCCATGGTTGCTGCAACCTTTACTATGGTTTCATTTGGAGGTGTTGGTTGGAGAACAATTAATGATGGATATGCTCAGGTTGTTTCTTGTTTCCAAATTTTCTGCCGTTATGCATCATTAACACAATCTGGTGGATATCTATCAATTACCAACTCTGCTACAAACTTTGGTGATTTTGCTCTTAGATCTACTGGATTTAGTCCAAATTCATTTGCATTTGATAGAGGGCGTATTGCTGCAACTGGTACAAGAGATGGATTACAGACATTAAAGGTTATCGGTGTTGGTAGAACTGAACAAGATTTATATGTATTACAGTTTATTGATAATAATCTTGTAAACAGAACTGGTAACTTTAAACCAGTTGTAAGTAGCCAAGAATTTAATGGTGGACAAATCAGTACATCAACAAATATCTTTAATATTGCTGGACATCCATTTAGTAATTTGGATCCTGTTGTATATCTTGGAAATGAGGATGATGCAAATCCACAAGTTATCGGTGGAATGATTCCAGGCAACCAATACTATGTTCAATATATTGATGCATCCAACTTTAGACTATATCAAGATGAGGGTCTAGAAACTGTAGTATCTCTTGGATCCACTTTTGTTGGTATCAACACTTTAACTAAGAATAATCAAGAATTCTTTGTTAGTGAAATATTTGATACCCACAACTCATATCAAGTTGTAAGTCTTGCTTCTACTTCAAGCACACTTAAATTCGTCTCTGGAAGACAAATTACTCAGTCGGTAACTGGTGGTAACGCAATTGGATATGCATTAACATTCAATTCATCCACAAGACAACTTGTTGTTTCTGTTGAGGCTGTTGCTGGAACAAGAAGATTCTTCTCTACTACTGGTGGAAATATCAGTGATCATAATACAGTTCCAGTCTCTATTGGAGCTACTGCAGTTGTAGGAATTACAACTTATAAGACTCTGGAATTTAAGTTAGATTCCACAAATGCTGGAACAGTAATCGCAGGTATCAGTACCCTTCCAGAAAATTATTATCTACATTTCCACAGACCTTCTATTATTAACTCTTCTGGCCATACTTGGGAATACTCTGGTTCTGGTACAGATTATAATGCTTTACCTCAGAACGGTGGTAAGGGAGATGCCGCAACTGAGCAAGTTTCTGAACTTGGTGGTAGAGTTTATGCTTCTGGTACTAATGAACTTGGTGACTTTAAGATCGGTAATCAAATTACTGCGTTCAACAGAACTGGTAACATTATCTTCAATAATAAAGTTACAATTGGTCAGTTAGACAGTATTCGTCTATCACTTTCTGGAGGTGTTGCAGTTGAAGAATTCTCCACTGATGTAAATCTTGGAGAAAGTGAACTCGGTGGTCCACAAAACAAGAGAGTTTCTACTCAACTTGCTGTTAGATCTTTCCTCGGAAACAGACTTGGAACATTTATTGATAAAACAGTATCTGCAAATGCTGTTCCAAATGCGGTTGTTCAATTAAACTCTAATGGTCAGATCAACCCAGACTTAATTCCACCAAAAGTTGTTAATTATAATATCACTCAAGTTGGTGGAGGAAGAACGGTTCTTGTTAACCAAATTCCTACAATTAATATTTTACAGGGAGATACAGTTGTTGAACCAGATGACTCTTATGTACTTGTTAATGATGTTCTAAGTCAATATCTAGTTCTTGATTCCGATACATCAGATTACAACTTTGTCAATGGTGATGTTGTGACCTCTGCTCTTGCAGAGGCTGTTACCGGGGTAGTTACTGCTCCACCAAGTGGACTTGCAATTGGTGTTGGAACTACTGGATATGTAGATTATAACTATGTTGGTTATGGTACTACGGGTATTGTTAAAGGTGTTTTACTTGGTGGTACAGTAACTAATGCTGGATCTGGATATAATGTTGCTGGAATCTATACTGGTGTTCAACTGAACAGTGTAAGTGGTGTTGGTACTCAAGCAACAGCAAATATTACAATCGGAGCTGGAGGTAGTGTAACTAACGTAGATATCCATGGTGGTGGTAGATATTATCAAAGTGGTAATATTGTCTCTGCGGCTTCCACTGCTTTAGGTGGAAGAACTGGTGGCGCTGACTTCCAGTTTACAATTAATGATGTTGAAACAAGACTTTATATTGCGTTAACAAATAATCAAAAATTCGCAGGATCTTCAGCATTAGCTGATTATATTGCAGATCGTAATGCTACTGGCATCAGTACAGTTTTAACAAATAAATATGAAGTTTCCTTTACTCCTACAGATATTTCTGTTGGTGGAGCTATTGACTTTGCAAATGATAGAATTATAGTTGGAGCAGGCAACAGTTTTGTAAATGGAGACCCAATTGTTTATGATGCTAACGGTGGAAACATCATTACGGTTGGTGGACTTGGAATTACTGATCTGGAAACTTATTATGTAAAAGTTGTTGGAGCGGGTACTTCGGTTGAATTACATAGAACATATCAATTAAATAATCTACTAGACCTAACTGGTAGTGGTACGGGTACACATAAACTCGTAAGAGCTGTTGTAAATGTCGGTGATGACGCAATTGTACTTGTTGGTCATGGTTATTCTACTGGTACTCCAGTTAGAGTTACCGGATCTACTCCAGTTGGAATTGATACTCATGCGTTCTACTATGTCGGATCTATCACTACCAACTCATTCACATTCCACGAAACTCAGTCTGACGCATTATTCTCTGTAAATGGAGTAAGTTTCAATCCTATTGGAATTGCTTCTACATCTACAGGAACAATGACTCTCACGAGACAAAACGTGAGATATGCTTCAGTTGTCAATACTTCCTCTACAAGTCCATCTAACTGGTCTCTACTTGCTAGAGATAGTATTGATGCTTCTAACATTGTTTCTGGTGTAATTTCACCAACAAGATTAGGAACGGGTTCTGCAAACTCGGATACAGTACTTACTGGTACTTCTGAATATAGAAAGGCGGTATTCTCTGTTGGCATTGGCACAACTCAACCATTAGGAGTAACTTCTTACACCAGTGCTGATTTAGCTCCAGGTGGAGTTGGTGTTAATACTTATTATGGAAAGGTAAACCTAAATGTCACTAGAGCTGCAGGAACTGTTGATACTTATTCGACTCTTGGTGTTGCAAGATTTAAGACAAGTACATTTAGCGTAGATGGTGATGGTAATGTAAGCATCAAGAACTCTTTAAGTGGTGATATTGATGCTGCAACTCTTGGTGGTCAAACTGGTGCTTATTATCTAAATTCTTCCAACCATACTGGATCAGTTCCAATTACAAGAGGTGGTACCGGATTAACGGGAGTTCCCGCTATAGGAGCTATTCTTATTGGTAATGGTAGTGCATACAGTTTAACTTCTACTCCAACATTTACTGGATCTACCATTACATTCAGTGGTAATACGGCTTCAAGTTCAACAACAACTGGAACTGTAGTAATTACTGGTGGCCTTGGAGTCAGTGGAAATATAAACCTTGGCGGAACCTTGAATGCTGTTTCTAAGTCATTCTTGATTGATCACCCAACAAAACCAGGATTCAAACTCCAGTACGGTTCTCTTGAAGGTCCAGAAAATGGTGTTTATGTGAGAGGTAAATTGACGGGAACTGATACTATCAAACTTCCAGATTATTGGACAGAACTTATTGATGAAGAGACAATTACTGTTACATTAACGCCAATCGGTTCTACACCTTGCCTACATAGTGTAGTAAGTACAAGTATTTCCGAAATTAAAGTTATGGCGGCCGCCCCATCAGAAATTAATTGTTACTACGTAGTTTATGGAGAAAGAAAAGACATCAATAAATTGGATGTTGAATTTGAGGAGGGTTGATAGATGTCTGTTTCTATAGGCAATTCATCCTTTATTACAGATGGATTAGTACTTTATTACAATCCTACTGATACAAAAAATTATACTTTAACTGAAGTAGAAGTCCTTGTTGTAGCTGGTGGCGGCGGCGGAGGAAATTATAACAGCGCTGGGGGAGGAGGAGGAGGCGGAGTTGTTTATTCTGGATCTTATGCAGTAACTGCGGGTTCTCCAATTAGCGTAAGTGTTGGTTCTGGTGGTGTTGCTTCTCAAGGAGTTGGTCCGGCAACTAGTCCTACAAATGGTGGAAATAGTTCTTTTGGTAATATAACTGCTATTGGTGGGGGTTATGGTTCTCCTAATGTACAAAACGCTGTAGGGAATGGTGGATCTGGAGGCGGTGGTGGATATACAAGACAATTGGGCGGTACAGGAACCTCTGGACAGGGATTTAGTGGTGGTAATGGTGGAGGAACGAGTGGTGCTCCAAACTATCCCGGTGGAGGTGGTGGTGGAGCTGGTGGACCAGGTGGAAATGCACAATCTACTAATATTGCGGGAAACGGTGGTAAAGGATTTCCTTCTTCTATTTCAGGAACTCTTAGATATTATGGTGGCGGAGGGGGTGGATCAGTTCAAAGTGGCGGAGTTGGTGGAACTGGAGGAATAGGTGGAGGTGGAAGAGGTGGTTCTTCTACGGGTGGAGAAAATGGTGTGGCAAATACTGGTGGAGGTGGAGGTGCTGGTGGTTATGGCGGAAGCACTACTTTCAATGGGGGTTCTGGAGGATCTGGAGTTGTTATCGTAAGATATCCCGGTCCACAAAAAGCGACAGGTGGAAATTCGATAACTTTTGTCGATGGATATACTATCCACACTTTTACTAACGTGGGAAGTGCAACTTTTACTCCATTATCTTTTCCAACAAATGGGACAACTATCACGGGTCAACAAGATTTAAGTGGAAATGCAAATAGTGTAACATCAACAAGTGTTTTGTACAGAACTGCGGAAAATGGATATCTTGAATTTGATGGAACAAATAGTTTCATGAATGGATTTTTAAATCTGGGACAAGATGCAACTATAGAATTTGTAGCAAAAGCAAATTGGAGTCAAAATAATGCTGGTACTCCAATTCCTATTGCAATAGATGGCGATAACTATAATTCTGGACCTAACATATTTTTTACAGCTGGCATAATAGCCTGGAACCAAGGTGATAGTGGATCTAATGCATTTTCTGGATCCAGTTATCCAAGTTCTTCTTCATATGTTCATATTATGGTCACAAATAGATGGTCCACAGGAGTTTCTAATGGGGCATCACTTTATATTAATGGATCTCTGGTTGGAACTGCAAATGCCTTAGATTGTAGTACAACCGGTTCTAATAAATTGTTCATAGGTCGTTGGCATGGTGGAGGCTATAGAGTACAGATGAACTTTGGAATTTTAAGAATTTACAATAGAGCTTTAACTGCATCAGAGGTATCCCAAAACTTTAATGCTATCAGAGGGAGGTATGCACTATAATGGCTAATTCAGATAAAAATATTCTTATAACTCCTAATAAAAATGCTTCCGGAATCCCAGAGATTGCTTTAACTGGCTTTGGAGCTTCCACTATTTCCATAAGAGTTCCTGATAGTACTACTGGATCTATATCGTTTCAAAATAGTGATAGAACTCTATTTTCTGTTGATGCCAATCAGGCAGTTAGACAACAACTTTCAATTGGAAGTTCTACCACTGCGCCAATTTTAAATCTTGTACAAACTGGAGATTTGAATATAGATGATCAAAGAATAATTGTATCCGGTAAAGGCGTTAAATTGCCAACAATTTCTTCTAGATCATCTTCATCTGTAAAAGGAAAAATTGCATATGATTCCACGTTAAAAACTCTTGTTGTAAATGATTCTCGTTCTTGGATAAATTATGGCCCAGAACAAGAAACTTGTATTCAAAATGGTTTGATTTTATATTATGATGCTTCAAGAAAAGATTCTTATCCAGGATCAGGATCCGTAGTTTATGATATTAGTGGAAGTTCTATTGGATCTGGAGCTTTGGATGGTACAATGGGAAATGTTGGATTTTCTACAGATAAAGGTGGTGCTTTTGTTTTTAATGGATCTAATTCTTATATTGATGTTAATAATAGTTCGGATTTACTTAGAGATTTTTCTGGATACACTGTGGAGTGGTATATAAGAATGACTCAAGATGTTTCTGCCGAAATATTTGGTAACTATGGACCTGGTTGGACATCAGGTACTATATGGATTTCTGCAAAATATGGACATTATCTTTCTGGATCAAATCCATATTTTACATCGAGTTCATATCTTCCAGCAGCTCCGCTGCCAGCAGTTTATTACTATCATGGAGCAGTTACAAGAAACTCAGAAACAAGATCCACTGTATTATACTTAAATGGTGTTGTAAATAACACTTCAACCGCAGATGTGAGAGTTAGTGCTGGTATAAACTATAGGATTGGATTGGATGTGAATAGTGCTACAGGAGAACCTTTTGGTGGAAACTTATATGCAATAAGAGTTTACAATAGAGCTCTAACTCCAAAAGAAATTCAAATGAATTTCAATGCAACAAGAAATAGAATAGGAATATAAATATTTTTTATGAAGACCAAAGAACTAGGAAAAGAATAATGGCAGTCAGAGTTGGTTCCGGAATTGTTAAAGATGGTCTTATACTACATTTAGATGTAGCTGATACATTAAATTATCTGTTATCAACAGTAGAAGTATTGGTAGTTGCTGGCGGTGGAGGCGGCGGCGTATGTTATGGCGGCGGCGGAGGTGGAGGAGGTGTTCTTTATAACAACGCATACCCAGTCACTCCTGGATCAGGTATTACTGTTACAGTTGGCGGCGGTGGAACAAGACAAGTAAACACTTCCGGCAATGGTGGTAACGGGAGTAATTCAGTTTTCGGAAACATGACCGCATTGGGTGGGGGTTATGGTGGAGGGAACTGTGGTAACGCTGGTGGATCTGGTGGATCTGGTGGAGGAGGATCTAGTAATGGATCTAGTAGAACTGCGGGAGGCTCTGGTACACCTGTCCAAGGTCGTGATGGAGAATATTCAATAGTAGCTGGCGGAGGAGGAGGTGGTGGTGCTGGAGCTGCTGGATTCCAAAGAAGTGGTGGAGACGGACTGCCTTTCAATATCTCAGGATCAGTAAAATATTATGCAGGAGGAGGAACTGCTGGCGGTTCTGGAGATCTTCCCGGTGGAAAAGGTGGTGGAGGTATGGGTGGAACCGCAGTTACTACCGATCGCGCCAATGGAACTAATGGACTTGGAGGTGGTGGAGGGGGAAGTATTATTTCTGGAAGCACTGGTGTTTCTGGATTGGGTGGGTCTGGGACAGTCATTGTTAGATATCCTGGTCCACAAAAAGCTTCTGGTGGAGATACTATAACTGAATCTGGAGGGTATACAATTCATACTTTTACAACGGTAGGTTCCACCACATTTACGCCATATTCTTCAGTTAATTCAATTACCGGATTGTTTGACTTAACTGGAAATAATAATCATGCACTTGGAGGAACTACACCAAGTTATAATTCTGCAAATACTGGTTCATTAGTTTTTAATGGATCTACTCAATATCTTAGAAGTAGAACTAATCCTAATAATCTTAGAAACTTACAAGGACTTTCATTGTTTATTTGGTGCAGATCAACTTCATCTTCACCAGCAAGAAGATATGTTTTTGATGGAAGGGGTAATAAAATAGTTTCGGAAGCTGCTCCAGGTGTGGGTATGGGATTTGATGCTGGATATTCGGATAATAAAATTTTCCATTTTATTACAGGCACAGATAGTACTTATACTGAAGCAACATCTCCAACTACATTTTTAAATAATCAGATTTATCAACTTGGAATTGTTAGACAACCATACAGTTCTACGTTCCAGGTTTTAGATACTGATAGTAGAACTTTGATTACTCCCAGTTTTACAGCTCCAAGAATGACTGCATCAGCTACAGTAGACATTGGAGAGTATGTATTAGGTACTTTTGCATCATCAACTGCAGGTGCTGGACAAAATTATTGGTGGAACGGAAATGTTTATTGTGTTCTTGCTTATAATAGAGCATTAACTCAAACAGAAATCAATCAAAACTTCAACGCACTTAGAGGGAGGTATGGACTATAATGGCTAACTCAGATAAGAATATACTTATAACCCCTAACAAAAGTGCTTCTGGATTACCAGAGATTGCTTTAACTGGCTTTGGAGCTTCTACTATTTCTATAAGAATTCCTGATAGTACTACTGGAACTCTATCTTTTGAGAGTGGTGGAGCACAATTATTTACTATTGATACAGTTTTGAGATCTGGCGATATATTTAAAGTAATTAACAATACTGCTCAAGTTCCAATTTTTAGTGTAGATACTGATGGTAATGTAAAATTTTCTCCCAAAAATGGAATTACCAATATTTCCGCTAGCGGGCTTACATTGCCTTCATATGATAGCGAATCTTTACCTGATGCAGAAGAAGGTTTATTAGTTTATGATAGAACACTAAAAATTGTTAGAGTATATTCAAAAGGTAAGTGGGTTAATCTCGGAATACCACAATTAGTAACTGGAGATTTAGCATTACGACTTGATGCTGGAGATATTAGATCTTACCCAGGAACAGGAAGTACATGGTTTGATATTAGTGGTTACAATAATAACTGCAACTGGAACTCCACTCCAGGATTTGATTATCGTGGATTTTTTAGATTTGATGGTTCTGTAAACTATGGAACAATTACAAATAATTCAAGTTTGTATACTCCGACAGAACAAACTTTAATTATGGTTTTGAGACATAATTATAACTCCGGAAGAAGGAATCCATGGAACCAGGGTTATGGTGGATTTGGTACATGGACTCATGAACAAGGAGAAAATATTTCTTGGTATTTTGGTGATGCTGGTGGAGATGGTTCTCCGTATCTTGGTCATGGTAGTCCAACAACTCCGAGAAGTAAATGGAATATTATGGCAACAGTTAGAAACACATCAATATATCAATGGTTTTATGATGGAGTTAGTTCTGGTGTTCAAAGTCATGGATATGCAGATTTAGCTTTTAATGGTGCAAATATTTCAATAGGAAGTGGATATGCAGGTTATTGGCTTGGTGACATGGCTATGGTTTTAATGTATAGAAGAGCTTTAACTTCTGCAGAGATTCTTCAAAATTATAATGTGATTGCAACTAGGTATTCATAATGACTCCCATTACCATAAATACAACAAAGTAGGATGAATTATAAATGGCAGTAAGTGTCGGACAAACATCAATTGTTACTACAAGTAGTGATCTTATTTTTCAATTAGATCCATCGGTTAGTTATAACTATACTTTGTCTGAAGTGGAAGTTCTTGTCGTTGCTGGTGGAGGCGGTGGCGGCGGCTGGGGCGGCGGAGGAGGTGGTGGAGGAGTTGTATATAATAAATCATATCCGGTTACTCCAGGATCATCGATCACAGTTACAGTAGGTGGTGGAGGTGCTCCAGGCACCTATTCTTATACTGGTGGTGGTAATGGAGGTAATTCTGTTTTTGGTGGTATAACTGCAATTGGTGGAGGAGGCGGTGGATGGTATAATAATAATAATGGAGCTTCTGGAGGATCTGGAGGTGGTGGAGGAGGTGCTGAAGTCAATACATATGGATTAGTATCTCAAGGCGGTTCTGGAACTTATGGTCAAGGAAATAGGGGCGGTAGAGGTGGAGGTAGACCCGGCAATGGAAATTATTATCCAGGCGGAGGCGGCGGTGGCGCTGGAGAACCAGGATATGATTTTGATGTGTATCTAGGTATTGGTGGAAAAGGTGGAGATGGACTTCCTTTCAACATTTCTGGTAGGATGCAATACTACGGAGGTGGAGGTGGAGGACATACTGATGGTGGTTTCAATACCGATAGTACATCAATGGGCGGAAAAGGAGGTGGAGGAAGAGGTGGAAGTTATAGAAACGTTGCAAGAAGAGGATTGAATGGAGCTCCAAACACTGGAGGTGGTGGGGGAGGAGCTTATGGAACTGCCTCTGGTTATGAATGTGGCTCAGGAGGTTCTGGAATAGTTATTGTTAGGTATCCAGGACCACAAAAAGCAACTGGAGGAAATACAATTACTCAAGTAGATGGATATACTATACATATATTTACTACTACTGGATCATCTACTTTTACTCCATTAAGTACTCCTACAAATGGATCTACAGTTTATGGACTACAGGATTTAACTGAAAATTATCAAACTGCAGTATCTGGTGGAACAATTACATATAATTCTTCAAATGGTGGGTATTTAGTCTATAACGGAAGTAGTTATTTAAACATTACAGATACTCCTGCTCTTAGGCCAGAAAGTGGGAAAATAACTGTGAATTGTTGGTTTATGACTACAGTTGTTGGGTCTGAAAATACTGATATTGTTTATAATAAAGAAAATGAATATGAAATATCTTGTGGTGGTGGGTGGTTATCTTTTGCATATAGACCAGACTGGAACTGGAGAAGAATAGCTCCAATAAATACTAATACTTGGTATTGTTCTACTATTACATTTGATGGAAATATTCAGATTTGTTATGTGAATGGTGTTTCCAATTATGTAAATACCGTTGGTTCTGGTTTAGGACAATTTAATTTTAATAATGATTTGAGAATAGGTGCTAGAAATGCTCCAGGTTCTCCTACTAATTTTATGACGGGTCGTGTAGCATTGTTCCAAATATATAATAGGAATTTAACTTCTACTGAGGTTTTACAAAACTTTAATGCTCAAAGAGCGAGGTTTGGCGTCTAATGGCTAACTCAGATAAGAATATACTTATAACCCCTAACAAAAGTGCTTCTGGATTACCAGAGATTGCTTTAACTGGCTTTGGAGCTTCTACTATTTCTATTGTTGCAGATGATAGTACAACAGGAAAAGTAAATTTCGTAAGTGCTGGTACAACTGTTTTTTCTGTAGATACAAATATAGATTCTGGTAAACTTTTTGATGTTTCTGATATAAATCAAGTACCCATCATAGAAGTAACAAATACTAATTTAAATGTTGGGGCTAAATATGGTAAGGTAATTTTTGAAGGTGATGGTATTACTTTACCTTCGTATGGAACTACTTCTCTACCTTCAACATCTATAGAAGGAACTTTAGTTTATGATGACAATCATAAAACTGCAAAAGTTTTTAACGGAAGTATATGGGTTCCAATTGGAGGTAAAAAAAGTGGATTAACTGCAGATACTGCTGCAGAATCTACAGAACAATTACTTGCAGATTATCCAGATTCAGCTACTGGTTTTTATTGGCTTCTTGTAGATGGTATTCCATATCCTTTTTGGGTTGATACTGTTTATGATGGAGGAGGATATATATTAGTTCTCAATAATAGAGCTGGTAATGGTGGAATGCCAATTAATTATCAGTCAGCTACAACAAGAGTTGTAAATTCTAGAGGAAATTATGCATCTTTTTCTGGAGCTAATCCAGGTTCATTTAATCTTTGGGTAGGTTTAGATGCATGGGTGAAACTGGCTAATGCAAACTTCAGTACTACAAATAGAGTGGTTGAATTTGTTTCAGGTTCATGGACAACTGCTGGTGCAGCTCATGCACATAGTAAAAGAGCAAGTTGGAGTTGGACTGGATGGAGTGGCACTTATGCTTGGCAAGGAGCAGGTAATTTTGCTTTAGAAGCTGGATCAAATAATCCAGGATTATGGTCGTATCATATTGCTAATGGTTATAGCTTAACCTCATTTGATGTTGACCAAGATGTTTACAGTTCAAATTGTGCTACACTATATGGTAATAGTCCTTGGTGGTTTGGTGCATGTTGGGACGGATTTATGTTCCCCAACGGTGGAGGATATTCCGATGTAATAAATTGGTCTGGTGCAGGAAGTGATACATATTCTTATGGTGCCCTTTACGTTAGATAAAAATATGGAAAAAATCATTAACAAATTAAAAATTTTAAAAAACAATGATATTTACTATTTTATTTGGATGAGTGATGATGAAATAATTTATTCCGAAAGAAGATTTGTTTCTTTCGATGAAAATGGAAATCCGACAAATGTAAATATGGAAGAGTTACTTTTACATAAACAACAATGTTGTGGAGTAGATATGGAGAATTTTCAAGTAATAGAAGAGACAAGTGACCTTCAATTCACTGTTGGTATTGAACAAGCTATCACATCCTTAAGACCTGGAGCTAAATTTCAACTAAGTAATACAGAGGTAACTTATTGGGAACATGAACTACCTCCACCAACATGGGCGGAAATTAATGTGGAAATGAGTCGTTTGAGAGTTGAATTAGAAAAACAAATTTCATCTTAAAAATTAAAATAATTCATAAATACCTCTAGAAGACTAGGGGTATTTTTTATGGCGCAACCATCTAGTAGAGCGGAGTTGAAAGACTATTGCCTCAAACAACTAGGAAAGCCCGTTTTAGAAATAAATGTAGATGACGATCAGATTGATAATTTGATTGATGATGCAATTCAATATTATCATGAGCGTCATTTTGATGGTATTGATCGTGTATTTTTAAAGCATAAACTTACTCCTGCAACTAAAACAACTTTATCCCAACCAGGTCCAGTAGGATCTGCAACTACATCTCCAACTGTTGTTGGAGCTGGTTTAACTTCTCTTACTTATGTTGAGGGAGTTAATTATCTTCCATTACCAGATTCCATCATTGGTGTTAATAATATTCTTAAAATTAACTCAAGTACTATATCAGACGGTCTTTTTAATATTAAATATCAGATATTCTTGAATGATGTATATTATTATGGTGCATTAGATCTCCTTAATTATGCAATGGTTAAAAGATATCTTGAAGATTTAGATTTTCTTTTAAACCCTCACGCACAAATTCGTTTCAATAAAAAGAATCATAAACTATACCTGGATATTGACTGGTCTCAGGTTGGGGAAAATGAATATGTAATTATAGATTGTTATCGAATTGTAGATCCATCAGATGCACCAAAACTCTATAATGATTGGTGGTTAAAAAAATACCTCACCGCATTAATCAAAAAACAGTGGGGACAAAATATGATTAAGTTTAATGGTGTACTTCTTCCAGGTGGAGTTCAACTGAATGGAAGACAGATTTATGATGATGGTGTTGCCGAAGTAGAAAAATTAGAACAACAACTTAAGGATGAGTACGAATTGCCACCACTAGATCTCATAGGTTGATATGTCACCACTTAATTCTTATTTTCTTCAAGGATCTCCGAGTGAGCAAAGACTTATTCAAGATCTAATTAACGAACAACTCAAAATGTATGGACAAGATGTTCTATACATGCCTAGAAGAATTATTGGAGAAAATACAGTTATCAAAGAAGTTACTGCATCAAAGTTTGATGATAGTTTTCGTATTGAAGCGTACTTGATGAATTTTGAAGGGTTTAGTGGAAATGGAGATTTATTAAGTAAATTTGGTGTTAGAAGTAACGATGAAATAAACCTTGTCATTTCAAAAGAAAGATATGATGATTTTATATCACCACTGTTAAAACTATGGCCAGAAAGTGAGAGAAAAATTGCTTATAGGCCACAAGAAGGAGATTTAATCTGGTTCCCTCTGGATGAATCATTATTTGAAATTAAATATGTTGAAGGGAAGAAACCTTTTTATCAATTAAATAATCTTTATGTTTATGAACTAAGATGTGAAAGATTTGAATATGAGGATGAGATTATTGATGTTCCTGAAGTAGATCCTACAGGTATTGAAGTTAATGAGTCAATTAAGGATCTTGGAAACGTATATACCATTCAAATGGTTGGATCTGGAGCGACTACAGCTGTAGCAACTGTTGGATTCGCAACAACCAATCCTAATTCCAAGTCTATTCAATATATCGATCTCATTAATGATGGATTTGGATATTCTTTTGCACCTACAGTTTCCATATCTACTGCACCATCTGGAGGATTGACCGCAACAGCTGTTGCGATTATGACCAGTAGATCTCCTAACCAGAAATTTGCAATTGATAGAATTCTCATTACAAATCCAGGTTTTGGTTACACAGAACCACCAACAGTTACAATTACTGGAGGCGGAGGATCTGGTGGAATTGCTACCGCAGTAATCAATACTGGAGTTCTTGGAGTTATTGGTATTTCTTCTGGTGGAGTGGGATATACCACAACTCCTCAAGTTACAATCCAAAGAACATTTATTCCTACTAGTACTGGTATCTCATCTAATATTAGAAATGCTCAAGCTGAAGCCGTAGTTAATTCTAATGGTGTTGTTGTTGGAGTTCGTTATTCAAATGCTGGTGCTGGATATACGTTTGCACCAACAATATCTTTCACAGATCCAACCGCAACTACATTTGGTGATTATGATTATAATGAAGTTGTAACTGGTTCAAAAACAGGCACAACTGGATATGTTAAGAGTTGGGATTATGTTAATAGAGTTCTCAAACTTTCTGTTGTTGACGGAACTTTTGCAAAAGGAGAAGCTATAGTTGGTGTAGGTGCAAGTTATAAAGTATCTACTGTACAAACTAATGAATTCTTAGATGCATATGCAGAAAATATTGAAATTGAATTAGCTGCAGATCAAATTGTAGATTTCAGTCAAAAGAACCCGTTTGGCGAATACTAAATAATTATTACTCTATAACTACTTGTAATGATCTCAAATTATTTTTATCACGAAATATTGAGAAAGACCATTGTGGCTTTCGGTACTCTTTTCAATGATATTCAAATCAAACATAAAGATAATGCAGGAGATGATTTTAGTATCTTAACTGTACCTATTGCATATGGTCCTGTTCAAAAGTTTTTGGCAAGAATTGAACAAGTCCCAGATCTAAAAAAAAGAGTTGCAATCACTCTTCCGAGAATGTCATTTGAAATGACAGGAATATCATATGATGCTAGTAGAAAATCTTCTACAATGCAAACTTTTAAAGCTGTAGATAAGGCAAATAATGAACTGACAAAAGTTTTTATGCCAGTTCCATATAATGTAAACTTTAGACTCTCAATAATGTCTAAACTAAATGAAGATGCATTGCAAGTAGTAGAACAGATATTACCATATTTTCAACCCCATTTTAATCTCACAGTAGATTTGGTTTCTAGTATTGGAGAAAAGAGAGACATTCCAATGATTCTTGAAAGAATCGCAATGGACGATCAGTATGAAGGTGATTTCACTACCAGAAGAGTTTTAGTTTATACTTTAGATTTTGTTGCAAAGACATATCTATTCGGACCTCTTGGTACTCCTAATGAAGCCATCATTAAACAAGTTCAAGTTGATTATTATACCAACACCAATAAAGTAAATGCATCTAGACAATTAAGATATGTAACAGAACCTAGAGCCTTACAAGATTATAATAATGATGAGATAACTCAAATTTCTGAAGATATTTTTGAAGAGACCACACAATTTAACGTTGTAGATGGATCTGTTCTGACTGAAAAATCTTATATCATGCTTGGTGAAGAGTCAATGTTTATTCGTAAGATTACAGGAAATACCTTACTTGTAAATAGAGGTGAGGACAATACTTCTGTTGCATCTCATGCATCTGGAACTGCAGTTAATGTCATTAACAATGCAGATGATGAGTTAATTGATCTTGATGATGATTTTGGATTTAGTGAATCTCGTTACGATTTTGCAGATGGTAAAGTCTATAGCACTACAAAAGGAATTGATGTATGAACTTTGAAGATATTGATAAAGCTTTAGATATTGAACCAACAGAAATTAAATCGGAGATTGTTAAAACAGAATCTCTAGAAATAAAAAAAATTGAAGGATCTGCAGATCAACTTCAAAAAGATTATGAGTATTCTAGAGGTCAACTCTATTCAATTATTGAAAAAGGACAAGAAGCAATTAATGGTATTTTAGAACTCGCACAAGAATCCGATTCTCCAAGAGCCTATGAAGTTGCTGGTCAACTGATTAAAAACGTTGGAGATGTTACAGACAAACTTCTAGATCTTCAAAAGAAGATGAAAGATATTAATCAGGAACAAAAAGGATCTACACCAACAACTGTTACCAACAATGCAGTATTCTTGGGATCTACTGCAGAACTTCAAAAGTTCTTGAAGAGTTCAATGAATCCAGATCTATCTAAATAAAAATAGGAAACTTATAAAAATAAATGGATAAACTCACCTTTAAGGAATGGTCTATTCTTGCAGACCTAGAGACAGTTGCACCCCTTGGGGAAGATTTTGAGTTTTCCATGGCTCGTGGAGAACTTAAAACTGCACAAGCCGCTATCACCAGATTAATGACTAAACTTAAAGGTGAAGGCGATTTAGAAGCATGGGTTCAATCAAAAATTACAAAAGCTGCAGAATATCTTGATACTGTGGCTGATCATCTTTCTCATGGAGAAGATGATACGGTTAGAACTAAGGAAGTTAAAGAAGGATTCAAAGGTCACAAGTCGGTAGAAGAAATTGCAAAAAAGCATAAAGTATCCCCATCATTAATCCAAAAACAACTTGAGATGGGGATGAAAGTTGAACATGAACACACTACAGATAATGATGAAGCAATGGATATTGCATTGCAACATTTAGATGAGATTCCCAATTACTACTCTAAACTTAAGAAGATGGAGAAAGTAAAGGAAGAGTGGACAGAACTTCACGATGCAAATGGTAATACTTTTGCACACGTTGTTGATATTATTAAGGGTAGTGATTATAAGTTTAAGAGTTTTAGTCAACCAGTATCCGAAAAGTGTTGGGATGGATACAAACAAGTGGGAATGAAAAAGAAAGGCGA